CGGGAAGTGCTACACACAACGACCGATTCTGTCCAATGTGTTGGGCCGTTTGAAGGGCAACCGCAGTCATCATGGACATAGTTCAAGCCAGTGTGACCGACATCAAACTGGGGGCAAAGAAAAAACCCCTCATGGGCCACACAAAACCGCGCGTGATGTCCATTCCCTTAAAGGGTAAAACTCTTGGCAAGGAATTTGGTGAATTTGCGGAAAAATGTGGATTGCCGTTGATGCCTTGGCAACAATTCGTGGCAAATGATTTCTTGACCGTAGATGCCAACAATATGTTCGTCCGCAAAACTGGATTGCTCTTAATTTCAAGGCAACAAGGAAAGACTACCTTTGCAGCTCTCAGAATCTTGTTTGGCCTCTTTGAACTAGGAGAGCGCAACATTGTGGCAATGTCCTCAAATCGGGCAATGGCATTGACTACCTTTCGCCAGGTGTGCCAGATCATTGAAAACAATGAATGGCTGCGCGAAAAAGTAAAGCTGAACATGGGTGTGCGCGTGGGTCGCTTTGGGTCTGGGCAGGAAAGACTTGAATTGAAAAATGGCGCGGTTTATGAAGTTGTTGCAGCTACAAGAGACGGTGCGCGTGGTAAGTCATGCGACCTGCTATTTGTGGATGAATTGCGCGAAATCACAGAAGATGCGTGGGCCGCAGCTAAGCCAACCACTCGTGCAAAAATCAACAGCCAAACCATTCTTGTGTCCAATGCCGGTGATGCCTTCTCCAAAGTGTTGAACGATTTGCGCGATAGGGCCATGAGCTACCCTGCACAATCTTTGGGTTGGTATGAATACTCAGCACCGCAACATGCCAAAGTGGATGACCGCAAAGCCTGGGCAATGTCCAATCCTGCACTTGGTTACACCGTCACGGAGGCGGCACTAGCTGAGGCTTTGAGCACTGACACGATTGAAACCTTTAGAACTGAAACCCTTTGTCAATGGATCAGCAGCTTGTCATCGCCTTGGCCTATGGGTGCATTTGAGGATTTATCCGATAACACCCTGGCGATGGGGCCTGGGCCATTCACCATTTTTGGATTTGATGTTGCACAATCCAGGCGCACCGCTTCATTGGTTGCTGGCCAAATTCTGCCCGATGGTCGGATGGGCGTGGGCATCTTGCAACAATGGACATCTCAGGTGGCCGTTGATGATTTGAAAATTGCCGCCGACATAAAAGCCTGGTGTGACAAATACATGCCACGCATGGTGTGTTTTGACCATTACGCCACAGCGACCATTGCAGCGCGTTTGGAAGCATCCAGCGTGAAAATGTTCGATGTTTCGGGGCAAGCCTTCTACCAAGCCTCAGGTGACTTGCTGGATGCCATTGTTGCCCGTCGCATAGTCCACTCAGGGCAGTTGCCATTGGTGGAGCAGATGAACGCATGTGCAGCCAAAACCAATGAAGGTTCCTGGCGTATCATCCGCAGACAATCGGCTGGCGATGTTTCCGCACCGATTGCCCTAGCAATGGTTGTTCACAAATTGCAAGAGCCAATGGTGGTCGCTCGTATTATTGCAGGATAGCGACACGCCGAAATACCCGTAATGCCTCAAATGTCCGTTTTAGGTGATATGGGTTTAATATACCGACATGGGCATTTTGTCGGCATTGCGTTTAGTCAAGGATGAAACTGACACACTCAAAAATCAATATGCACCAGCTGTCATGGCATCGCAATATAACTCTTGGTCAGATTCGGCAATTGGGTATCAAACAAACAGCATTGATCTAGTTTCAGCGTTACAGGTTCCAACCGTTGCCAAGTGCTTTCAATTATTGACGGGAACTATCGGCGGTATCCCGATGAACTTATACAACAAAACAACAGGTGAGGAATTAGGTTCACCCATTTGGTTGCAACAGCCAGACATTCGCCAACCGCGTTCCGTCACGATTGCATATACGGTACAAAGCCTTGCCGCGTATGGTCAAGCCTTCTGGCAGGTCAAATCTCAGTATTCTGATGATGGCAGACCAGCAAGATTTGAATGGGTTGCCAATACACGAATTACAACAAAGTTAAATGCGCGTTCAACTGAGGTTGAGTACTACATGCTTAACGGTGAAGCACTGCCGAATAATGGCGTAGGTTCATTGATTACATTTCAAGCACTTAACCCTGGCGTATTACAAACAGGTGCTCGCACAATACAGGCTGCACTTGATTTGGAAAGAGCTGCTGCAATAAGTGCTGCCACACCCATGCCAACATCCATTATCAAAAATAATGGCGCGGATTTACCTGAGGCACAAATTCAAGGCATCTTGGCCGGATGGAAGGCCGCGCGCCAATCGCGCAGCACCGCATATCTCACTTCCAGTTTAGAGTTACAAACATTTGGATTCTCACCCAAAGACATGATGTATGACGAAGCAAAACAATCATTGAGCACTGAAATTTGCCGATTGATGAATGTTCCTGCATATATGGCCAGCAGTGATGCCAACAAATCAATGACATATCAAAATGTGCTTGATGCACGCAAAGAATTTTACGCCTACACCCTGGCTCCTTATGTTTGCGCCATTGAGGACAGACTCAGCATGAATGACATCACCAACGCACAAAATGTGGTGCGCTTCGATGTCAATGAAACATTTCTCCGTGCCGACACAATGGAACGCTTGTTGGTCATTGAGAAATTGCTTGGCCTTGGTTTAATCACTTTAGATCAAGCAATGGCAATGGAGGATTTATCACCGAATGGAGATGCGAGTTGAAGCTAACATTTAGCACACCGATTGAAGCAGCCGATGCGGAACGCCGCATCATCGCTGGCAAGATAATGGAATTTGGGGCTATCGGACACACATCCGTAGGCCCTGTCATGTTTGAGCGCGGCAGCATCGAGATACCAGCAGCGGCAAAAGTAAAGCTGCTCGCGCAGCATGAGCCAAACAATCCGATTGGTCGCGCTCAATCTTTTAGTACAGAAGGTGACTTTATGTACGGATCATTTAAGATTTCAAATAGCAGCAAAGGTACAGACTATTTGACCCTTGCTGCGGAGGATTTAGTCTCTGGCCTATCCGTTGGGGTGGATGTAATTTCATCTCAGCCCAAAGACAATTACCTCCTAGTGACGGCAGCGAGACTCATGGAAGTCAGCCTTGTGGAATCGCCGGCGTTTGAAAATGCCACCGTCACAAAAGTTGCTGCTAGCGAGAGCGAAGCAGAGCAAGAAACAACCCAACCAACCGAAACAGAAAGTGAGGCAGTCGTGGACAACACAGCCGCCGTAACACCTGAGGTGGAAACTGCTCCAGTAGTTGAAGCCTCACGCCCAACGGTTAGCGCATCATTTCATACAGAAGTGCGCTCCCCTATCAAGACCGCAGGTTCATACTTAGAACACAGCATCAAAGCAAAAATGGGCAACCATGATTCACAGACATTTATTCGTGCAGCAGATATGGCCGCACAAAAACTTTATGCAGCTAATGATTCATTTACAACCAACCCTGCATTTAGCCCAACACAATACATTTCATCCGTCATTGACACATCCGTCATGACACGCCCAACCATTGATGCACTCGGTGGTGCTCGCGCACTATCAGCAAGCGGAATGACAATCGCACATCCAAAAATTACAACCAACGCAACATTGGCAACAGTTGCTGAGGGTGCATCAACAGCATCCACTCAAATCGTTTCTGCTTATGTCAATGCAACAGTAGTGAAAATTGCTGGTACACAAATCATGAGCCAGGAACTTCTTGATCGTTCAGACCCATCGTTCTACGCCGCAATGTATGAAAACTGCATGCGCGCATACGCCAAAGCATCTGATGCGTATGTCATTGCCGAAATTGTTTCTGGTGGTACACAGGCAACAAACCAAGCAGCAACAATTGCTGGCATCCAGGCTTATGTTGCACAAGCAGCACCAGCCGTTTATGCAGCAGCAGGTGAAACAGCAACAGCATTTATTGCTGGCACATCAGTGTGGTCATTGCTTATTGGCAGCCTAGATACAACAGGTCGCTCACTATTCAATGCAGCCTCCCCTATGAACTCATCTGGACAATCATCACCACGCGGATTGCGCGGAGATGTCATGGGGCTTGATCTTTGGGTTGATGCCAACATGGTTGCAACAACTATTGATGACTGCGCGTTCATTGTTACACCAAGCGCAATCGCAGTGTACGAAAGCCCAATGCTTTCACTCACAACAAACATCACAGCAACAGGTGAAATTGCCGTTGAACTGTATGCCTACTTTGCAGCTAAGACTTTGGTTGCTGGTGGATTGCAACGCTTCGACAAAACTTGATAACTGCGTAACACACTAGAACGCTGGCATCGGGGTTCAGGAGGCCCTGGCCCTGATGTCAGCCTTTAGAAAGGAATGGATATGGCTGCAACATTTGTGACCGTTGCTGAATTACGCGCAAACCTTGGAATTGGAAGTTTATATACAGACCCAATTGTTGAGGAAGTCTGCATGAGTGCTGAGGATTTAATCCAAAGCCAACTGTGGTACAACCGCGCACCCGTAGTGGCAACAGGTTTGCAAAACAATGTCGCAACCATTGTTATAGCCAATCCAGGATTATTTGTAACGGGTCAAACGGTGACTATCGCGGCCTCAGGGGCTACCTATAACGGCACACGCACCATCACTGGCATGGGGCCTTACACCGTTGCCAATGGCGGTCAATGGATGACTTGGCCATATAACTATCCCAAAGGTTATTCATTTTTGCAGTTTGCAATAACAGCTTCCAATGAAGCACAACATTTGGTGCAACCATACGGGCGCATGACTGGCCCTGATGACAAGACCGATGCTTACAGCGCAACACCAGCCATCCGTGAAGCTGCAATGATGTTGGCCGTTGATATTTGGCAAGCAAGACAAGTTTCACAAACTGGTGGCGTATCCGTTGATGGATACAGCCCAAATCCTTATCGCATGGGGTACCAACTTCTCGGAAAAATTTCGGGCCTCTTAGCTCCATACCGTTCACCTTTGGGAATGTTGGGCTGATATGCCAACGCCGGCACTGACAACATTACGCTCCACCATCGCGGCGGTTCTTGATAACCCTGGGGTGTGGCAAACATTTGATTTTCCACCACCAACAATTCTTGCAAATTCAGTGGTTTTGGTTCCGCAAGACCCATATTTGAACCCATCTAATAATTCGCAGAACAGCATCGGGCCACTGGCCAACTTCAAAATTCTGATAACTATTCCAGCCTTAGACAATCAAGGATCATTGCAAAGCATTGAGTCCACCATCGTTGCAGTCTGGAACAAGATGTGCAATTCATCATTGGTGTTCAACATCGGCACTGTCTCAGGGCCATCAATTCTGAGTGCAGCATCGGGTGACCTTTTGACCTCAGATATCAATATCTCAATTCTAACGACATGGAGCTAATAATGACCTACCCAACAGAAAATGATTTGGCAGTCCTGAAAAAACTGGGTTTGCCAATGCCCACCGCAACACCAAAAACCCAGAAAGATGAGGAATAAGAATGGCAATTTATTTAGACAATCTCGTGGGGCTGAAAATTGCCACCATAGATTTGAGTGCGTATGTTACGGCAATTACATTGACGCAAACAGTGGATCAGGTTGAGACCACAAAAATGGGTTCAACTGCACACGAATACAGTGCTGGCCTAGAATCCAGCACTTTGACAGTGGACTTCTTAAACGACTGGGCTGCTTCAAAAGTACAGGCAACTTTGCAAGCTGCATACGGCACATCCGTGACAGCTCTCATTGTTCCTGTTCGTGCCGCATCAGCCACCCCAATCAGCACGACCAATCCTCTTTACACAGTTTCAATTCTTGTCAATAATTTGACACCTGTTGGAACTGGTGGCCCTGCCGATTATGCAACATCGAGCATGACCTTTACTTGCACATCCACCGTTGCTTATGCAACAAGCGGCACATTTAACTAGGAGATAAAAATGGCAAGATTGAAAATCACCAGGGCCTCAGGGGAAACAATTGTGCAGATTACCCCTGTGGTTGAAGCAGCCTTTGAATCAAATTTTGGGTGTGGTATCCAAAAAAGGTTTCGCGAGGAAGAGAGAACTAGCGACCTCTATTGGTTAGCTCATAACGCTTTGATGCGCAAGGAAGTAATTCCGCCGTATGGCGAGGATTTTCTCATGACACTCATCAATGTAGATGTGTTAGAGGATGAACTCCCAAACGGATAGAGCGAGATTCTTTCACATACCTAGTGGCCTCACTAGCTGTGGAGTTAAAAGTCTCGCCTAATGATTTGCTCGCTTTGGATTCCAGGATGTTCCAAGCGTTATTGTTAGTGTTTCAAGATAGAGCAAGGGAGGTCAAGCGTGCCAATGTTTCTCGAAGGGTTCGATAGAACGCTTTTCCTTTTGGATGCTTTTGAAATTGAACTCAGTATTGAAATGAATCGCAACATTGAACAAGCGATGAAACCGATTCAAATGAAGGCACGAGGGTTCATGCCCGATGTGGTTCCCGATGCAATCAAGAATTGGTCACGGCCTCCAACGGGTTCATTGCCTGGTCATCGTGGAGCCAATGTCTATCGGTCTTTCCCTATTTTTGACAGTGCCGAAATGAAGTCAGGAATCCAATACCGACCAGGATTGCAGAAACAAACAAGCCGAGGTTTCACTCGCGCCTATGCCGTAACCAATGAATCGGCGGCTGGTGCAATCTATGAAACCGCAGGGCGCAATCATCCTGGGGGAATACCTAACAAATCTCGTTCAGGTGTGCGCGGTGAGGATGGCAAGTTTTATCCCAATCCTGGAGCAGGTGAACGATTTATCAATGCCTTGCCACCCATCAGCAGAGCTGGGAGGCCAGTGGGTTCCAAAGGTCGTTCAAAGAAAAATGCTAATGGTCGTGCCATATTTAGAGCATGGAATGAAGATCAAGGCAAAGTTGTGGGTGCAGTGGCAAAGGCTATTGAAAAAGCAACCATTGGCTATAATTCCAATCACACCATTTTTAGGATTCCTGCATGAGCATCCTGGGCAATTCCAAACTTTTAGTTTCGGCGGTTTCCACCTGGAACAACTCAGGCATCAAACAAGCTGAAAAAAGCATCAATAAGTTTGAAAAGAATTTGGGCAGATTGGCAAAGACACTTGGTGTTACATTCTCGGTGGCTGCCGTTGTTGCCTTTGGTAAAGCATCAGTCAAGGCGTTTTTAGCCGATGACAAAGCCGCGAAAGCTTTAGGCCAGACTCTCAAAAACACTGGGAACGAATTATCAGGCAAAGGCGCAAATTCGTTTATAGATAAGTTACAGCGCGCCACAGGTGTATCTGACAGCCAACTCAGGCCAGCCCTAACAAATTTGCTCAACTCCACACGAAACTATCGGACATCTCAACAAGAACTCAACCTCGCTTTAGACATAGCGGCTGGCACTTCGCGCGATGTTGTTTCCGTTTCAGCAGCTTTGGCCAAAGCCTATGCAGGAAACACAACGGCCCTTTCCAAATTAGGCACTGGTATATCAAAGACCCTTTTGGCATCAGGGGATATGGTTGCAATCAATAAAGAATTGGCAAAATTGTTTAGTGGCCAAGCTGCCATCGCTGCTAACACTTACTCTGGCAAAATTGATCGCATAAAGGTTGCTGCTGATGAAGCGAAAGAAACGATTGGCAAAGGATTAGTTGATGCCCTGACCACTCTTGGTGGAAACACTGGCATTGATGCTATCACTGGTCAAATGGATGGTTTGGCTTTATCTATTGCCGATGTGATTCGCGGCGTGGGCAATTTGGGAGACCCAAAAGCACCAAAATCTTTGCCTGGATTCTTAGCAGCCACAGCCGCCGAATTGTACAAATTTAGCGCAATAGCAAAATATGTTGTTAATCCATTGAAGTCATCAGGTGCAGCTTCACGATTGGCTGGAACTGCCACACAAGGCATGCCAAGCAGTGCAAGAGGAATCGCTGCACAGGAAGCTCGAACCAAAGCCGCGCAAGAAAAGGCAGCCGCAGCCGCAATTGCCCTTGAAAAAAGATTGGCTGCTGCCAAACTTGCTAACGAGAAAAAACTTGCAGCACTCAAAACTGCATTGAACAAGGGTGCTGCCGTCTTTGACATTGACAAAATTCAGATCATTGCGGCCTTGGCTCGAACAGACGATGAGGAACAAAAACGCAGACTTTTGTTGATGCAAGCTTTGCAAGGTGACAATGCTGATCTGATTATGCAAAGACTTAAAGAATTAGCCATGTTCAGCTCCAATGAGGATTTGCGCAAATTGGCAGGATTGAAGGCGCTCACGGCTGAGGAATTGAAGGCGTTGGAACTTACCTTGCTGACAGAAATAGAAACCATCGCGGCCGTTCGCAAAGCCCAACAAGATGCCGATAATGAAAAACAAAGAGCTTTGGAAAAGTATTTGGCCACACTTGCAGGAATGAAATTGATGGCAACCAGTCAAGCCATGATTGCTTTGCCCGGTGGCGGTGGTTTCTTTGGAGGCAACAGTTATGGCGGTTTTACTCCACCAACAAACATCCCAAGTAATCAACCAGGCACATCATCGGATTGGATTAACTATTCGCTACCTGATCTTGCCGAGCAAATTGCTATTGGTGCAATCGGCGGTGGTGGAACAACGACAGTGAACAACATCACGGTTGAAGGAACTATTATTGATCCAGGTGGATTACTTGCAGCCATTCAAGGTGGAGTTCAAACCATCAATCGCAATGGTTCATCCACTGCCGCTACAGCAGGATTGTTGAACCAATTCCTATGACATTCCCTGTCACCGTCAATGCGGTCATTAATTTTTCAACGGGGCCAGGCTTTGCTCAGGCTCTTATTTTGGGCACGGGGCAACTGGGAACCAATGTGCTTGCTGATGCAGCTTCCGTCATTGTTGATGTTTCCGATGTGGTTGTGAACATCCAAACTCAACGAGGTCGCAATCTCATCGCCGACCAATTCCAGGCAGGAACTCTCACCTTGGTCATTGCAGACCAAAACGGAGATTTTAACCCAATGAACAGTGCAGGGCCTTATTACAATTTACTCAGTCCAATGCGCAAGGTGTCAATCACTGCTACCTACGGCGCAACCACCTATCCCATTTTTGCTGGCTATATTACGGGGTATTCCACATCCATCCCAAACAATGTGGATGGGGCTGACTTGGCCTTCACCACAATCACCGCCGTTGATGCGTTTAGACTTGCCAACCTTGCCAACATCACAACGGTCACAGGGGCCATTGCAGGGGATAAGTCTGGAACCCGTATTAATCAGATACTTGACCAAATTGCGTGGCCCACATCCATGCGTGATGTCTCATTGGCTACAACGGAAACTTTGATGCAAGTTGACCCAGGGGTGGCCAGAACCGCCTTGAACGCCATGCTTGTTGTCGGGGCTAGTGAATATGGGGCCTTATATGTGGATGCCACTGGGTCATTTGTCTTTAAGTCTAGAAGCGAATGTGCCACATCGGTTTCAGGAACAGTCACAACATTTGCCGATAATGGAACGGGCATAGATTATTACAATGCCAAATGGATTTTGAACGATGCCCTTGTCTATAACCAAGCCGACATTACGGCAACAGGTTTGGCCACGCAATCGGCTACAAATGCCACCAGCATTGCCCAATACTTTGCCCACACCTACACTCAAACCGATTTGCTGATGCAGACAACAACCGATGCGCTTAACCTTGCCAGGGCCTATGTCGCATCTAGGGCGCAGACAAGTATTCGATGCGACCAATTAACCCTGAACTTGTACACAGAAAACTACACAACAGGCATCACCGCAGCTCTTGCAATGGATTTCTTTGACCCTGTAAGTATTCAGACCACACAACCAGGCAACACATCTATCACCAAGCAAGAGCAAATTTTTGGCGTTGCCCATCACATCACACCTGGCTCATGGACAGTGGACTTCACCACAATGGAAGCTTTGATTGATTCGTTCATTCTTGACAGCGCGTTGTATGGAATTTTGGACACCAGTGTTTTATCATATTAAGCAGAAAAGGAGCATGACATGGCAGCAGGATTAGGGTTCAAGACATTCACCACTGGTGAGGTTCTGACAGCCGCAGACACAAACGGGTACTTGATGCAGGGCGTTCTGGTCTTTGCCAGTTCCGCAGCAAGAGCATCAGCCATCACATCACCGCAAGAGGGCCAGTATTCTTACCTCAAAGACACCGATGCGTTGGAGTATTACAGTGGCAGTGCATGGGTTGGCGCACCCGTAGGAGACATCACGGGGGTCACGGCTGGTACAGGTATCTCAGGCGGTGGAACTTCGGGAACGGTAACGGTATCCATTGACACAGCCGTCACAGCCGATTTAACAACGGCGCAGACAATGACCAACAAAACACTCACCACGCCAAAAATATCTAACTACACGACAAACGGCGATTTAGTTTATGGAACTGGTTCAAGTGTTATTACAAGACTGGGCATTGGTTCGACTTCACAGGTGCTAACGGTAACAGGCGGTGTGCCAGTATGGGCAACGCCAGCAAGTGGTGGCGGTAAAGTCTTACAAGTTGTCTATGCTTCCACGACCACGATGGTTTCCAATTCAACATCTACCTATGCCGATACAGGATTAACCGCAACAAT